GCGACTGACTGAGACTTGGCGACTGGTTTTTTGGCGACCTTGGCGGCTGCATTTGGGGCAACAACTGTGGCTAGTTCCTCCTGGTCCTGGTCCTGTTCTAAAGCCGCCATCTGTTTTTCAAACGCGGTGGATGTGCCCAACAGGCTCTTGACCACCAGTTCCGCGTTGTCAATGGAACGCACCTTCTTGAATACGAAGTAGCGGTTGTAAAAGGAGATGCGGCGCTCGTAGTCGCGCATGTCTGGCGCATCCCCCAATTCAGATGCCATGGATGGCGTTTGCTTGATGCGCGCCATCATCTGCACATACAGCTGCTCAAACATGCCGGTGCCGTCCGGCAGCCCGAGTTTCAACGCATCGTCGCGCTGCACCACTTCAAACCCGAAATTCGCCATCAACCGTTTCAGATAGTTAAAGTTGACCAAATATTCGCGAAATGTCTTGTTGATGGATTCCTGATACACGTCAATCGCGTACCCCACGCAGGTCTCGTCATCCGGAAACTCGGTGGCGGTGTAAGCCTTTGACACCTTCCAAACGAGCTTCCCTTTGTGCAGCACGGCAATGCCTTCGCCAACCTCGTGCGGCTTCAGCGCGTCAAACATGGTGGCCCCGTCATACGTAGTGCCGATGAAGTAGCCACCCACCTCCGTGCACTCGCACACGTTGCGCAGAAAGTTGCACACGTTGGCCCGAGTTTCAAACATGTAATGAATCGCGAACTGGCACGACGACACATTGAACCCGTTTTCAGCTTTTCCGTATTCGCGATACACGCCTTCGCCGAGCAGCGCCTTGTCCTTCGGCCCGTCTCCGAACACGGCCTTTGTAATCTGCTTGTATTTTTCGCCGCTGATTCCAGCCCCGCTTTTAATGTTGAGCGCACTGTTGCCCTGGACAAACAGCGCCGACGGCATGATGGTGAATCGTTTGCAGGCTTCCAAGTAGCGCGCGCATGCGCCATCCAGCTGGTTCTGAATGTTGTCCTTTGAAATGTCGATGCCGAACACGAACGACAGATTGGCTTGTATCCATTTTTGAAGGTCGCCTGCTTTTCCGACCGCGAAGTCAATGAGCGTGTTTCCACGCTTGCTCACCCCGCCAATCAGCGCGCGCTTGACATATCGGTTGTGGAAATCGCGGAGCCCACGCGTGGTGGTGTCGCCCGAAGCCGAGGTGCGGTTGTAATACACGTCATCGTCGGCTATCTCATCCGGAATATCTGTGCCAGTTGTCAGCATCTTCTTGGAGATGGGGTTGTGTATGGTGTGCCAATTGGAATTGGCAACGTGATACGCATTGCCGTAATTCTTCTGGCCGCTGCGATACTCCGCCGTTTTGTCGGTGCGCACGCGCAACGGAACCCAGCGAAAGCGCGGGTCGGCAGACTCCGCATTGTATGCGCACTCAATGATGGTTCCGTCTTCAATGACCTCGTTTTCGGCAGTCAGCATCATGCCGCGATTTCCGGCCGCATCTGGGCGCAGCACCACGTTGCAGACGTGGGCCTCGGGGTCATACGGGTTCGTCGGATAAAATGGAACCGGTTTGTATGAATCTTCTCGCCCCCTGTCCCGATTGTCTCGACACCTGCCTTGTATGACATCCTCGCACGGATTCAAATATCCGTGTTTTTTTTCGTCAAACCCGACCCGTAGCGTCAATGTTTTGTATTGCACAATCTGGTCCGTTTTTGCGGCGTTTATGCCGTCCGTGTAAATGCTCGACACTTTCGGTTGGCTGTTGGGGTCTTTTACCACCGTGGCCAGAAAGTCAATGGTGTTGGCTTCAGTGGGTTTCCATTTGAACGAGAGCGGCCACGTGATTTTGGACTTGGGTCCCGCCACGTCGCCACCCGCATCTCCGCCTGCAGGGGCATCCGCCGGCGTGAAAATGATGCCGTCCGTATTGTATTCATATGCATGGGACTCAATTTGTGTCATGAGTACAGCGCAGCACTGGAAAATGCTTTGGCTCTGCCCCGTGCATATGAAATTCTTGCATTCAATGCGGACCGGGCTGGTGGTGGCACCGCGAACGATGGAACGCACGTCCAATTTGGTTATCACCTCGCGCAACAGCGACATCCGGAATTTGTTGATGGGGGCTTCTGCGGATGGCGATGCGAAATGCAGCGCGCGCACATCCTTTCCGGCGATGTAGTACACGTCAAACCCGGCAAACAGGTTGATGAAGCGGCCGTTCTTGTCATGCAGAATGTGCTCGCCGTCCAGCAGCGTGTTGAACAACTTGTCGTTGCCGCTCTGTGCCCCCGTGAACTGCATGCGCATGTTGGTGTCAATGAGGTAAATGCGGCCCGAGGGTGAGACATAGAGCAGCTTGCGCAACCCGTCGGCCTTGTCAGTGACCGTGTAATTGTTTCGCACGTTTGGAACGGTGCAGTTTTCGTTGATGGGAACAATGTTCTGCATCTGGAGCGTGTAGGACGAGGGGCCGATGAAGTTTTTGGGAATCAGTGGCTTGCCCGCGGCGTGATGCGGTTCCTTTTCTCTTGGTTCCCGTTCCGGATGCAACAATCGCATGTATTCTTCTGCCACGCCCGATAGTTCGGCCGCACCCACGGGATAATTGGTGCTCTGGAGACCGGACATGACCGTTTTGACGGCTGAACGCAATGCATCGGCCAACTTGCGCGCGGAGCTGAACGCGGTTCCGTGCCCGACCGCATCGTTGAGCACTTCAATCTCAATTTCGTATTTGGGCTGAGAATCGGCGACCTGAGATTCGGCAAACGTGTGCGTTGGAATCATGCTGTTGCTCCCGCCGTTGCCATAATCCCGGCGCGATTCTTTGACGATGCTCATGTCCACCACGAACGGCAACGCCGGATTGCGAAACGTGCTGCGGTTGATGTATCGAAATGTTTTTTTGCTGCTGCGCCACGGCCCGACCACCGTTTTTGCAGCGGAGGACGATTCCGCAAACTGTTTTTCTTTCTGGAGCGAGAGGCGGAAATTGAAGTCGTCAAAATTGAGCGGAGGAATGATTTCCCCGTCAGCACCGTCGAATCCCGTTTTTTGAACGAATGTCGGCATGACTTTCTCCAGAGAATTGGTTTTGCAATACATCTGGATGTTGTGCAGGCCCTTTATTTCGGTTCGAATGTCGGCCATTTTGGGTTTGCCGGTGTGCGGGTCCACAATCTCGGAACTGATTTTCAAGGTGTAGTCGTCCGTTTTTTCCATCACGAATCCGGACGACAACAAAGTTTTAATGACGTTGTCAAAATCGATTTTGGTTGTGGACGCAACGTGTTTCAAATTGCGGGTTCCGAACCGCACCTCCAATTCAAGCGAGCCGCCGTCGGTTCGCAACACGCCGCCTAAATACTGTTCTACCAGGTTGTCAAATAATTCATGAGGTGGGGCCTGTTTTTGATGCTTCTGCATTGTGATTCGGAGTCCGATGGTGTATATTAAGAGAGCATATTATTTAAATTCAATTTTACAATTAAAGTTAGACATTATTCGGCATGGCGCCCATTTTCAATTCATTTATTCGTGGCGTGATTCGTTTGATTTTACAGCACCAGCTGGGCTGAGATGGCGTCATACAGTTCCTGTTTTTTCATTTTTGGCTTGAGCTGGATTTTCAACTGGTGGCACAATTCGGTGAGTTCTGCGACGGTGTAAGAGCTCGCCGATTTAATGGGTTTCATCGTGTTTTCAATGCGATAAAACGCAGTGCTGAATGGCCCGTTTGTTTTGGTCATTGTCATGCATTTCGGGTTTTTGTCGTTGCGTTCTATGACATAGGTCGGCTTGTCCGACACGGCATCACTGATGAACTCGGCATACACGCGATTGGCCGGGTTCACAAAAACCGCATTGAGAGAGTTGAGCCGAACGAGCACATGAAATGCGTGCAGCGACATGCGCTGAGACGTGATGTCGCCCTCAATGGTGGATGCCGTGAACTTGATTCCGGTGGACTGCTTCAACGGTTTGCCCTTTTCTCTCAGCATCATTATTTGGTCGCGCTTGCCGTCCTGCTCGGCCGTGAACCGATTTGCAAGTTGCTCGTATTTGTATTTGAATGCGCCGTGCATCATGATGTACAAACACCAAAACAGCGGGTCTTGGTTTAATGCGGGACGAAACACGTTTTCATTTTGGGTTGGATGTGGATGTGGCTGGTGTACGGGTTGTGGCTGGTGTACGGGTTGTGGCTGGTGTACGGGTTGTGGCTGGTGTACGGGTTGTGGCTGGTGTACGGGCTGTGGCTGGTGTACGGGCTGTGGCTGTATTTGCTTAATGGCAGCCATGGATGAGTCATATAACATGAACTCTCGCAATTTATTCAGTTCATTGTCGATTCCAGTTTGATTGGGCCTGAACCTGTTCATGGCGTAGATAAATGCATTGGTGCAACGTGTTTAAATCAATTGCATTTAGTGTTATTCGCATCATAAATATGATACATCTAAAAACATATTAGAATCATATTTGCATTCATATACATTCATAGCTCCAATAATACAAACTAAAAAATGTCTGCTGCTGCACATGATTTGAAGCAATTGAAGGACCGGGTTGAGGCATTGAACCAGCACCACCAGATTCAAATTTTAAAAATCATGACCCAACACAATGTTGCACTAACCGAAAACAAAAATGGGTCATTCATAAATTTGACAAATGTGGACGATGCCGTCATTTCCAAAATCACCGATTATTTGAGCTACGTGGATGAGCAAGAGACGCAATTGAATGAAGTTGAAAATCAAAAAACGGAATTAACGAAACAATTTTTTAAGCAATGAATTCATTTAATCGCAGCATTTCATTAATCGCAGCATTTCATTTAATCGCAGCATGCCACCAATTCACCAATGATGGACACATGTTTGTCGTTCAATTCAAACCGTCTTCCAACCACCCGAATTTGAATGGCGTCCCCTGGTTTGATGGAATCCATGGATAAATTCGTCATCATCCGGGTTGAAGCCGGCGCGGCGTCATGCATTTCACGCGAGATGTAAATGACCACGGGGGTTGATTCTTTGGTGCGAGCATGGGCCCGAATGCCTGCTTGCGTGACCGTTTTGGCAATGCAATTCATGATGGCCCCCTCTTTCGGGCAACACATCATGCACTCAATCACTAAGTCAAACCGAATGTTTCCGGCCGAAAATGTTCCGACCGAATATGACCGAACCCTGCATGAACCATGTTTGACATACCCTTCGGGAATGCATCGACCCTCGATTTCACCCGACACGACGCCGTTCAGGTGGTCTTCAATGCATTCAAAATTGGTAATGGAAGAAAACGGAATGCACAATTTGCGATGCACAACGGTTGAATGATACAATGCCGAATCGGCGGATTCATTCGATGACAATGCAGGAGGAGCCATGGTTCTTGGTAACTACATGAATCATTTCCCGCTAATTTTAATTCAATTTTTTGAATTAACATTAATAAAACAAAACAATGACCCCAAATGGTTGGAAATGCAACTGCTGCGCATTTAATTTGTTAATGGGGTTTCTCTCGATTCGAACGTGTAAGTTCTCCGATGACCGAGACAGAGGGGTCATTCAGCTCAAAGTGCTGCCCAATGACACGCACCACAATTTCATCTCCCGCTTTGATTTTGGAAAACTGCGGATTCGAATAGTGATGGTCTCGCGACACAAACACGGTCAACGGGCTGGGTTCGGGAACAATGTGCGCTTGCAGACCCGCTTGAGTCACAGTTTGCACGACGCACGCAATGAGCATGCCCTCCACGGGATTGCAGGCTTGATACTCGTACATGACTTCAAATGAAACCGCGGCATTGTCGGTTAAATCACCGGAAGAATGCGCCAGCAACTGCGTGGACCCAGGGCGCACATATCCCTCTGCATTGCACTTGCCTTCATGGGCGTGCGCTAAATGCCGCTCCAGAATGTTCCGGATGTTGCGCCCAATCGCATTGAATGGCAGCACCACCTTTTTGGACACCATGGTTGGAATGTAAATGTCGGTGCTAAGAGGAGTGTGTTGGGGGTGCGGTTGACGGTGATGCGGGTGTTGATGTTGTGGTCGGTGTTGTTGGTGATGCATGAGAGATATTAATGATATCAATGATACGGTTAATATATGTGCATATTATTGTTTATTTACATTTTGTGGTAAAAGTTATTCCTTAATAATTTGACATGCGAACACAACTTCCATGTGCTTTTCCGTTTGTCTACCTGACGCGCGTCCTTCTTTGGGTCTTTCTTGATTTTGCATTTCTTCGGGATTTTTTTGATTTTCTTTTTCCACCACCTTGTTTGCAAGGAACTTCCACAAAACACGTAGTTCCTTCATATTATACTCAATTCTGCCTTCTTCAAAAATTTCAGCACGACCACCGCCATCATTGGAGCCCCATGTCTCAGTTCTGAGATATTTTCCTAAATACGTCAAAGGATGTGTAGTAAAGAACCTTTCATTTGGCCAACCCTCTTTTCTAGTGCTTAATGCAAACGCATAGCATTTATTTGTGTAAAAGGTCGAGGGCCTAAACACTTCAGTTTCACTCATTTATGTGTGATTTTGTTATGAAATGTTATGATATTATTATTTAATTTATGACGTTATTTTGGTTTCATGGCACTACGGACTGCTTGCACCGGCGTCAAAAACCAGTGCTTGCCATCCTTATGCACGAGGTTGTAGCTGCGCAACAGCATTTCGGGCAAAACGCAAAACCGAGCCGTGTTCTGGTTCTTCGTGCTTTCCATGGTGTACATGGGGACAACGTCCGCTGCGGGTTCCAATCCGTGCATGATTTGGTTCACGATGGTCAAGCGGCGCTGTTTGGACGAGATTTGGTCGCAGCGCGCACCGACCCCCTTTTCTTGCACGTATTTGATTTTAAACACGGCATAGCTGCCTCCGCTTTTTTCCTTAAACTCCACAATGTATCCAATGATTTCAGCCAGGGTTGACTCGCGAGGCATCATGGCCGCAATTTCAGGCAGGTAAGGACGCCATTCAAAGCTGGATGGCGCGGCAGCCCATGCAGATGCCGCATTTTTTCGCACAACCAGCTGCACCCCGGCTTCGGTGTGCACATTCAGCATAAGAATGCCCTCTTCGCCCGCATGTTTCGAATTTTTTAGTATTTGAGATACAAAGTATTCGCGCGCAAACCGGTCAAACTCATCCGCGGGCGCATGCGCGAAGAGCGCGTTCAAATAGTGCAAACTAATTTCGTAGGATGAAACCAGCAACTCTTCCAGAAAATGATGCACGACGCACTTCTTCAATGTGGCGACATCCACGACGGGGGCCAATTCCTGCATGACATCTCTGCACAAGTCGTTCCACGTTTTCGTGTTTTTGTCAACTGGAACACTGGATCCCGCCATGATTTCGTGATATGCTGTCTTCATCTCTTGAATCCTGTGTGGTTGTGGTTGTGGTTGTGGTTGTGGTTGTGGTTGTGGTGGTGGTGCTGCTGCTGCTGCCACTGATGCTGCGATTCCTGGAGCGATTCCTGGAATTGCTACTGCTGATGCCACTGCTAATATTGCTTGCGCCTGCGCCACCGCTTTCGGTTTTGTGAACCCGTGCTTTTCGGCCAGTTTACCCAATGTCGCGTCAGTCAGAGAAAATGAAATGTGGTCCCGCTTGAATTGCAGGGGAGCGCTGCGTTCATAAATGCCGATGCGCGGGTTTGTTATTTCCGAGGGCTGAAACAGGTAATATTCTCCCACATTGACGAGACGCCCGGTGCGCCCGTATTTGTCCACCAAATGTTCCGTCTGGTCGGTAATCATGCGGGTTAGAGCGACGTCCACTTGTTCGCGCGGATGTCCCTGCAGGTGCTGCAACAGAATTCGCCGCGCGTAAAAATGCTGCACCTTGAACAAATCGCGAATGCGCTGCATGATGCGGTCCGCGTTCATCACGACGAAGGGTTCCGAATACGTGTCGTCGTTGACCTTGATTGCACCACCGCCGCCATTCACGCACTTGTACTCGCAACTGGCCTGATAGTCGCACACGAATGAAAACGGGCGGTCTCCAACTGCATAGTGGCTAATCACGGTTCCATCGGCCAGCACTTGGCGCACGGACACATCTCGGCCATTGTGCCGCCGAATGACTTCTTGGCTGAATTTGGTTTGGTCAATGTTGAGCAAGCAGTCGGCCGCATTTTCTTTGAGAATGCGACTCACGCGACCGATTTGTGCCGCTTTCGTTTCGGCCAACCGGTAGACATACAGGTCAGCGGCTTCCACTTCGGGACTGGCGGACAGCAGCGTTCCGTACAAAAACAGCTGCACATTGCGCTCCACAAACGGGAGGTCGGCGTGGCTGCAGTTGCGCACAGCGCGACCAATGATTTGTTCGATGCGGTTCATGTTGTACCACGGCTCCATGATGTGCACCTGGCGCACGTTCTTGAAATCAATGCCCTCGCTGCCCGCCTTGGAAATGATGACGACCTTGATGCGCTGGCCGTGCTCGTTCTCGGTGGTCAACGCTTCCAGCTCGGCACGATTGTCCGGCGACAGCTGCTTGTCTCCGGTGAACATGGCGTATTTTGCGGCGAACCGTTTTTGCTGTTGCTGCGATTGGGTTGATTGTGTTTGGACCATGCGCTGTGGCACGGGCGAAGTTTTAAACAGCGACCCCACCCCCCTGTCGTATCGCGTGAAGCCCATCTCTTCCAACGCCAACGCAATGGGCACGGCACCGCCGCCAATGTATTCACTGTAAATCAGGACAATGCCGTTGGCGCGCTCAATGTGGGCACAAATGCTGGCGATTTTGCTGCTGTATTTGCCGATTTCGGCGCTAGAGAAAATGCGACCATACTTCGACAGCGTGTTGGGTTTGTATTCAAAATTGGAAATGCGCGCACCGTCGTCAGACACATCGTATTTCATGACCCGTTTCAGTCCCGCGTCTCCCAGCAGGCCCTTGACGTCCATGCGTGCAACGAGGGCCACATCGGCAACCGACACATCCGCCGTCGCCGCCTTCTTTTTGCCCATGCGTTCCACGACCTTATCAAAATCTGCGCTGGGATACACCATGTTGAGCGCTTCTATGGGCTGCTTCAGCAAAAACGAGCCGAATGACGTGGCCTCTTCCGACATGTCCATCCGCTTTCGGTCAATGATGTAGTTGTAAACCGCTTCTTGATACGCCCCCGCCGGGTTCAAATACACGTCCAGATGCTCCAATGGATTGCCAATGGGGGTTCCGTTCAGTTGCAGCGTGGGGTGCCGGTCTCGATTCATCAAGAACGAATGCGTGGGTGCAAAATCCCGCGGTTGCATTCGATATGGAAAAATGTACGGGTTCTCGCCCTTGACCACCGAAATGTAGCCCGTGGATTTAATGCGCAGCAGCTCGGCACCCACATTGCGCCCGTTCACGCTGAGCAAATTGCCGTCCCGGTCAAACACGTCGCTGACCGAAATGGTGGCGCGGCGGTCGTTCATGTTCATCAAATTCAGCAGCCACACGATTTCGCGCGGGTCGTTGTACATGGGTGTGCCGGACAACAGCAGCAGTCGCAAATTGTCGGCATACCGCACCAATTTGTAGAGTTCGTCGGACACGCTTGTTCCTTTTTTGGCCTCTTTGGCCTCTTTGGCCTCTTTGGCTTCCTTGGCATCTTTGACCTCTTCGTCGCTGCGCACGTTGTGAATTTCATCCACGATGAGCAGCCGGTGGTTGAACTCGTGCTTGATGGCGCGGACTGCGTCCGGTTTCACCACGCCCTCCTTTGTTGTCGTCAACCGTCGCACCAAATTGGCCAGCTCAATGTAGCCCATGAATTCATAGTTGGCATTGATTAAGCGCGTGATGCTCTGCACAATTCCGTCGCGCACGCGGTCCACGTTTCGTTGGGTCAAATCCGTGAGCTCCACATTGGCTCCCACGTCCTTCAACAGCTTGGTTCCGGTGCAGCCGCGAATCACGAACTGTCGGGTGATGCGGTTGAACTTCAGCTTATCGAAATCAAACAGCTGCTTGCGAAAATTGTCCTGCACGTTGACCGACGCAACCACCAGTATTTTCTTGACCGCGCCCACCTGGTGCATGTAGTCGCGCATCTCTTCGGCCACGCTGATGGCGGAACACGTTTTGCCGGTTCCGAGACCGTGATACAGCAGCAGACTGTTGTAAGGTGTCATCACGGATAAAAAATTGCGCACAAAGAGCTGGTGGGGTGCCAGCTCAAAGGCCGCCCCGCACAGCTTGGAAGCCTCGAGCTCCATCTGCGCTTGAGACTCGGGGATGACAACGGTGTACTTCGTGTCATGGAACTCCTTGCGCTGCGCAATGTTCAGCGCAAATTCGGGGTCGTTCAATGTCGGATACAAAAACTCGAGGCCTTCCTTTTCTGAGTGTTGCTCCCCGTGTTGCATTCGGTTCCATTCCAACAATTCATTGTACTGCAATGCAGCATTGGGTTTGGAATTGGGGGTCGGTTTCATGAGCAGCGGATGCGCTGGTTTTGGGTTTGGTTTGGGTTTGGGGGGCATGAGTGCTGGTTCTTGTTGCACTGGCTCTTCTGGCGCTGGCTCTTGTTGCGCTGGAGGTGGTTCCATTCTGGATTGGATTGGATTGGATTGTATCAGTTATATTATGAAATGATTATAAATTGTCAAACCCTAACTCAAACTCTCTAACACACTATCTCATATTCATTTAGAGCATTGTTTAAATTTCGCAAAATGTTGATTTTTTCTAAATTGTAAGGGCGAATGTGTTGTATGCATTGGTCGTATGAAAACCAAGCCATTTTGCTGACTTCCGTTTTTTGAAACACGGGATCAATCGGAACTTGTTCGGGCAACGGCATGTAAGCCACGAAATACTTGTGCTTGTATGTCTTCATGTTGGACCCCATGAAGATTTCTTCGTATGGGATGATGTTCTGCATGACAATTAGCCGGGTTTCGTCGTATCCGGTTTCTTCCGCAAATTCACGCATTGCGCAATCCATGTCCTTTTCCTGATAATTGCGACGACCCTTTGGAAACCCCCATTCCGGTTCAGCCCATTGCGTGCTGGAATTGTCAATCAATGTGTCCAGCGTGTAATGATTGTTCCCACCGCGGTTCAGTTTTATGCCGGATTTCAGCATGTTGAATCGGTCGCACGACACAGCCTCTTCATTTTGATACTTCGAATTCAAATAATCTCCCCACACGTTTTTCCACAATTCGCTAAATGTTTGGGTTTGCAACCGACGCTTTTCATCCACGGTCATTTCATCAATCAGGCGTTGCACGTAGGTTTGGTTGTAAATGGGATACTTGCCGCGAATGAACTCCACAAATCCGAGCGTGTCCTTTCGCCGAATCATCAAATAGGACGCCCCTTCATCACTGTCTTTGAACACTATCATGCCGTTGCTGGTGATCGGGTTTTTGCACGCGTGCATGACGTGCCCGTTCTTTCCACAATTGTTGCAAAACATGTTTTTTTTTTGAAACGAATGATGATGCTGCTGCTGCTGCTGCTGCTGCTGCTGCTTCTGAGGCGACAATGGTTTCATCGCTGCATTTGCATCCTCGACGGGTGCATCGCTTGAGTTCGAATCTTCTTCGTCTTCATTTTTTAATACATTAAATGCATTCATGGATGACAGTTGTACACAGTTAAAATTTAAAGGGCCTTTATGTGTTAAATCGCACTTCTTTTTATATTGTTTGATTGTAAAAAATAAGAACATTATTCCACACGCGATAACAATTCATGAAATCCAATCTGTTGTATCAGGAGGGTGCTTCCACAACTGCGCTGGACCCGGCGGTTTGGGGGCCGCACTATTGGTTTGTGCTGTTTAGCATGGCGGTCACGTATCCCGATAGACCGAACGACGTCACCATCAAAAAATACTACGATTTCATACAAAATTTGCCATTGTTTTTGCCGAATCATCAAATGGGCAATGCATTTAGCGAATTGTTGGACAAATATCCAGTGTCTCCCTATTTGGATAAACGCGAATCGTTCATCAAATGGGTGCATTTCCTGCACAACCAAATCAACCTGCGTTTGAATCGCGATGAAGTGTCGCTGCAAGATGCGGTGAACACGTACTATTCCAACTACAAACCAAAAGAAGTTCGTCTGCGCGAAGAATTAAAGTATCGTCGCAAATTGATTTATTCCATGGTGGCGTTGACGGCCGCAACCACAATGTATTATTTGTATTACAAATGAAATTGTGGCATGGCATGGCACTAAATTATGTCATTGAATAAAATATACACAATATGTAATGCAATTATAAGGATGACCAAATACACCCGTCGTCGCAGAATAAATCAATCACATCACAATCCGCATCACAATGCGCATCACACGCATTCCCAGGTCGGAGGCATTCCCATATTTGCAGGGGCCCAAGGATGCGTGTTTAAACCGTCGCTCAAATGCAAACACAAACCCCACAATCCCAATGACGGCAACGTGAGCAAGCTAGAAGAGAAGAGAAGTGCCGAATCCGAAATGAGAGAATACGAGAAAATAAGGGTGTATTTAAAAACAATCCCAAATTATCAAAATTATTTCAGCGTGAAAGCGGACATATGTGAGCCTGCCCCCCTGGCAGCGCGCGACTTGGATAAGTTTGATGCCATATGCACAAACATGAAACGGTACGACATAACCGCGGCCAATGTCAATGCGAGTTTGAGCCAGTTGCGCATGATCAACATGCCCGACCTGGGCATTGATTTGCAAGATTGGTTGGAAAGGACCCCCTTTGATGCCGCCCGCCTGCACCGCCTAAATGAATACATTTCAAAAATATTGGTTCGGGCGGTGGTTCCAATGAATCAGCGCGGTGTCATTCACAATGACCTCAAAGCCGAAAACTTGATGATTGACCGCAACAACATTGTGCGCATCATTGACTGGGGGCTAGCTGGCACAACCACCCCCGAACAAGTCATCCCCGTGCGCCATTTTATGAACAATCCGGTATCGTTCAACCGTCCCTTTTCCACAATGGTCATTTCATCCGATGTGTGTCAATTGTACTCGTCCAAGGTTTTGGCCCCCATCACCAACTGGGAAACTGAGTTTACCATGGCACGAGTGAAAGAATTCACTGCCAAATTGTACAGGTTATACATTGACGAGTTTGATATTAAAGGATATGAATACTTTGAATACATTTTCAAATGCATTTATGGCACCAAATCGCAGGCAAAATCCATGTTGCATGACGCAGTTAGCACCTACACCGCCGAAATTTTATACCATTTCACCGACCGAACCAATCGGACCTTTCGAATGACCGAATATTTTGAAAAGGTGTACCGCTACAACACGGACGTGTGGGGCACCATGTGCGTTTTCTACAGCATGTTCATGCTGCCGCGCACCAGTTTCCTGATGTCTGATGCGGAGTACGACGACATGCTGCGACGATATCGCAGTCTGTTCAGCACGATTGTGTTTGCAAACGGGCATGAACGCATGAACGTGTCGCGCATCGTGCAACAGCTGCGACGAATCAACGTTGCCGGTAAGAAAAAAAATAGAACGGTTCGATTCAATCTCAAAGCGACCAAAGCGACCAAAGCGACCAAAACGGCAAATGCATGGATTGCAGCACGGGTTCCAACTCCTTATCCAATGTATCCAATGCATTGATTTGTTCATGGTTCGGTGCATGGAACATGGAACATGGTTCATGGATTGCATTATATTATAGCAGCATTGTATATACCCCCCCATCCAATGAAACTGGAGTTGTTTGTGTTCGGAATCACCGCATTCCTTGTGTTCAACACGTACTATGACGGCAAATACCTGAAAGTATTTCATTCGTGGCAAAAAGAAATTAAGATGTCCACGTTTGCATTTGTGGGATTATCTCTCTATATCTTCCTGAAAAAAAACCCGGGACAGTCGCACACCATGCTGTCGCACGCCAACGACATCATCCGATACATGCCAATTAGCCGGTCGTCGGCCGACATGTTGTCGCCCTTTCTGGACTTTGCCAATAAAAAGTCGATGTTCCAGGAGGAGGGTGCAGGAGAAGCACCCAATTTAGCACAGAATGGGCGAAGGGAAGCGCAAATGGGGGCGCGCATCATGTCGTCCGGCCGCAACAATGCCACCAAGCGCAGCGTGAGCGAAACCAAAAAGAAGTTCGTGGCGGCGCAGCAGTCGTGGAAGTGCGGGCACTGCGACCGCCAGCTGCCGGCGTGGTACGAAGTGGACCACATCGTGCGCCTGGAACATGGCGGGTCCAACAATGTGGACAATTTGGTTGCGCTGTGCCGAGACTGCCACGGTAAAAAAACCGCCATGGAAACTTTTTAGCAAAGCGGCTGTTGGCTGTTGGCTGTTGGCTGTTGGCTGAGTCATTTGTGGGCATTTCATGTATTTTAAATATATGCAATGTATAATACTCGCAATTGCAAAATAGCACGAATTAATACAGAAATTAGGTAAGAATGCAATCTGTGCCCGAAGACACACTGTGGAGAAATCCCGGGTATTATGTGTGGCTGCTTGCAATCACCGCATGCATTTATAATTTCGTGTCCAATAATTGGAACCTCTACTTTCATGACGCAAGAGGAGGGCCGTTAAACATCGGCGTGCTGTTCATTGGACTGTTGATCTATTACATGGTGATAAAAATAGGTTATAGCGCGCTAATGACATTGCTCAGCGGTAATGCAATCGCCACAACGGCAATAAATGCGGTTTACCTCTTGATGAGTGTATTATTGCCGGCATACTTTGCATTTAGTGAAATAAATAGTGCAAACGTCATTTACAAACAAGCGGTTGCCGATGCCAAAAATCAAACCGCCGACACCAGTGCATCGGTTCCATCTCCGGTTGTGTATGAAACGGTTGCAGGGACTGCCGTGTCCATCCTCGCAATTGCGCTTTTAATAAATTATTGGGTCATTCGCTACAATGCCGCCGCTCTATTTTCCGCAAAAGACACCGCGTTGTCCAGTGTGAGGGAAATTTTCAAGACCTTCCCCCTATTGCAATATTTCAAATATGTGGCTGACAATGACTACATGGACGTTGCAAAACGCGGGTCTATACTGGCGCTGTTGGCCTACGTGGTGTACCTAATGTACAGCGTGTATGCGTCCAAGAATGTGCTGGTGGCATGCCCGGAATCATCGTGTTTTAGTTTCCCGTTTTCCAGCGCATCTGCCTCCTCATCTGCAAAGGAGGTGTCCTATGTGAACACATTGGTTTGGACACTGATATTCTGTTCCATACTGAACGTGGTGAATTGGCTGATTAAAACATATGGGACAAGGCTATTTTCAAGCAGCAATCCCGTGAATCCGCAGACCGACATTGGAATGCTGATTAAGCTGGTGCTGTTCCCCGTGTATTGGATTTTTTCAATGTTTGCGCAGAATCCGGTGGGCGCCGTGATTACGTTCATCGTGTTTGCCGCAATAGGACTGCTGCTGTACAGGTCGTCGTTTGACTTGACGTCATTCGTGGAAGGCCAGCGCGGCACGGTCATAACCGTGTTTACTCTGTTCATCGCATCTCTGGTCGCATTCGGAATGTACAGCATGAATTCATCCACGGTGGAGATGAAAGAGGGGGACCCATCGTACGGAGAGTTCATTGCAAAAACGGGAATGACGATTGGAATCGCCGCGTGCGTGGTTGGCCTGCTACTGTATTTCCTAAACTCGCACAGCCGGCTGGTCAGCATGGCAAATGTGGCGCAGTATGGCATAACCGCGCTCATATACATTGCGGGCATTGCGATGGTGGTCGGGGTGGTGCGAACCCTGTTTTCAACCTCCCGCAAAATGGGCGGCTCCATATTTCAGGTTAGCGCCGATTCCAACTGGGTGGTCAACGTGCTAAAACTGATGGCGAATGTGCTGTTTTTTCTGCCGTGTTTGATGCTGGATTTTGTGGACACGGTCAGGGAACAATTCGGATTGACCACGCGCCCCATCATCATTCTCCTGGCAGTGGAGCTGGTTTTAATTTTAGCGGGCCACGTGCTGCCCTCCGCAGTGGCAAAGGCAATCAATCACACCGGCGTGCAAATTGTGTCGGCTCCCATTTCCATGACCAACAACACCAGGGTGTCCACCTATGAAATCAAATTCGTGGATGCGCGCAGCATTGTCGAATCGATGCCGACGTCGTCTCCCGATGGCGGCACAGCTGAACCCATCCAGGTGCTCCTGCAAAATTACAATTACGGCGTGTCGGCGTGGTTCTACATTCACCCACAACCGCCCAGCACGAATCCGGAATACTCCGCCGACGCATCGTTGAATGTGTTGAATTTCGGGTCATTTGGACCCAATATTGCGTATAGTCCAAAGAGCAATGCGCTGCAAATCAAAATGGATGGCGGCAAGGCATCGTCGGATTCGTCATCGATACCGCCAATCACCGACATTCCGCTGCAAACGTGGAACAACGTGGTCGTCAATTCGGACAAGGGAACCATTGACATTTTCGTCAACAATAAATTGGTGTACACGGGCAATCATGTGACGGTCCCGGACACCACGGCAAAGTATGCGTCCATCGGCGGTGGCAGCAGCAGCAGTGAATCCAATAATGATGGCATTCAGGGCGAGATTTGCAACGTCGTGTTGAACCGGGCTCCTTTCACCAAGAATGAAATTGCATGGTTGTATAAAACGAACAAGATGCTGAACCCGCCGGTGGTGGGTGTCAGCAACCAAGACCCGCTCAACCAGGGCGAGTCTGCCAGCTACATGGCTTCTGAATCGGTCAACATAAATGCGCCGACGCCCACGCCGATGCCGAAGTATAGCTCAAGCGGAATGAGGACGTATGGCATAGTGGGTGCCGTGCTTGGAGCGCTGTTTGGCTGGCTGTTCAATAACGATTCCGGAATGTCGGCAGCAAAGGGCTTTATCATGGGTGCAATTGTGTTCGGGCTGATTGGGGCGACATTGGGCACATTATTTAGCACCGATGGAACGGTGGCCTACGTTTTGAAAACCGTGGCCAATGTGTTTGTCGACACGTTTTGAGGGGCATGCATTCAACCAATTCAACCAATTCAACCAATTCAACCAATGCTAATAAAATAAATGCCAATAAAATATAGTATGTGGATAATAATATAGCAATAATATAGACATTATATACGAAAACAAACGATGAATCTTTTGACCATTTTCGTGTTTGTGCTCATCATCCTTCTGATATACACGGTTTATAAATTAATGACACGGACGACCGTGAGCGTGTCCGGATTCACGGATGCGTCAAAGTCATTGTCCGTGGATTCCAGTAAATACGGTGCCAACAGCACCAGCAATTTTGGATATTCAGCATGGCTGTACGTTGATGCCTGGTCCACTTCTGCCACCACTGATGCGGGCATTGTTAACAAAAACATACTGACCAGGTCCAGCAACAACAATCAAATCTTGTTCCAAATGGCATTGGACAATGACCAAAACAATTTGACGGTGGTCATTCCGGACAACAAAAATCCACCGTGCACCATTCGCAACGTGCAGCTGCAAAAATGGATCAACCTAACCATGAGCGTGTATGGCAACACGTTGGACCTGTATTTAGACGGCAAATTGGTGCGAACGTGCATCATGACAAGCCCCATCACTTCGTTGTCCAGCAGTGATGTGCTCTACGTTGGCGGTGGTTATGATGCGAAGTCTCAGAAATTTCAAGACGGCGATTTGCAGGGATACATTTCCAACGTGGTGTATAAGGGCACGTATTTCACCCCCGAAGAAGCGTGGGACATTTACAGCGCAGGATACAGCGGCAGCGGCATGTTTGATTTCATCAATAAATACAAATTAAACTTCAGCATAACCAAAAACAACCAAACTGTGGGAGAAATTTCAGTGTAGTATCAACAAATCACAATCAACCCACAATTTATGGATGACCCAATAAAATTAAATTATTATCATAAGTTAATAAGGCTTATAATAATATTTTCATTTAGCACATACCGAATCGCATAACAATGAATGGAACTGGAAGCGGAGGCGACTTTGGTGGTGGGTTTGGTGGTGGTTTTGGAGGGGACTTTGGTGGCGCTCCTGGTGGCGGTGGTGCTCCTGGTGGCGCCCCTGGAGGCGGTCCCCTTGGTGGCTACACCGGTGGAATTGGCGGCGCTCCCGCTCCCTCTTTAAATGAATTCAGCATGCAATCCGTTGTGGGTGGCTCCAAATCGTTTTTGGATTCCAACAGCTATGTTGCAAAAGCCGCGGTTTTGATTCTGGTGGTCATAATATTTGTCTACGTGCTGCGGCTGTGCATTGCCATGATTGGGTGGTTGTTTGCACCGAGTTCCAGCCCGTTCCTGGTGAATGGCATGATGGATGCGAACGTCGGGAATTTGATTATCCCGCAAGACCCGAGCGAATCAAACGCGATTCCCATCATACGTTCTGTGAATGATGAAGCCGGCATTGCATTTACGTGGTCGACCTGGCTGTTCATCAAGCAGCACGACACGGTTGCTGCAACCCCGAACTCCATTCGCCACGTGTTCAACAAAGGGAGCGCCAATGCATCTGGCACGCCCCCGCCTCATTTGACCGGAATCATGTCTCCCAACAACGCCCCCGGCGTGTATTTAACACACGATTATTCGGGGTTGATTGTGGTCATGAGCACGTTTGACGACCCGTACGTTTCGGTTGAAGTGGACAACATTCCCATCAACAAATGGTTCAACGTCATCATTCGTGTTGAAAACACGGTGCTGGACGTGTTCATAAACGGGGCATTGGCGCAACGCCTGCCGCTGAATTCCGTGCCCTTTCAGAATTATGGCGACGTGAATGTTGCGATAAACGGCGGGTTCAACGGCAACCTGTCCTCGCTCCGCTATTACAACACCGCACTCGGCACGCGCGCCATTCAAAACATTGTCAACGGCGGCCCCAACCTGACAGCACTGAGTGCATCGGGCGGCGCACCTGGAACCATGGATTACCTGTCCATGCGCTGGTTCTTTTCGCAGTGGAACAGTGCATCATAAGGCGACAATGAATTAATATTGCTATTATTAATATATCTAATTATAACAATATTGCACCATCAAACACAATGCACAACAATGATTATGACTATGACTATGTCATTGTGGGCGGAGGACCGAGCGGGCTTGCATTGGCGCAGATTTTGTCCTTGGATAAGCGCAAACGCGTGCTGCTGGTTGAAAAACGGGACTATTTAGGAGGGTGCCATGGCGTCACTCGGGTGCACGACGGCATGATGACGGAACACGGGCCTCGCATCTACATTGACAACTTTCTCATGTTTATCCAGCTGCTGAACGACATGGGCGTTCGGTTCGACGACCTGTTTGTAAAGTACAACTTCAGCACGGCGACCATGATGTTGGAAGCGCTGCGAGTGCTCACGTTGAGAGAAATTGCCACCCTTGGTTGGAGTTTTATTACTTTAAATGACTCTTACAAAGAAATCACTTTATTGGAATATCTCTCGTCTCACGGGTTCTCAACTGGGGCCATTGACATTCTGGACCGCATCGGCAGGTTGACGGACGGCGGCAGCGCGGACACATACACCCTCTTCAGTTTTCTGCAGATTTTGAATCAGAATTTCCTGTACACCATTTATCAACCCCGGGTGCCGAATGATGTCGGATTGTTTCGCATCTGGGAGGATGCGCTTGTTGAACGCGGCGTTGTCATTATGAAAAATGCCATGATTGTTCGGTTCAACGTGGACCGTGCCAATGCGCAAATTTCCGGCATCGCATTGAGAGATTCGCGCAACAGTCAAGCGAGGCCCAATGAAGTTCGGTGCAAGCGGCTCATTCTGGCGTGTCCACCACAAGAGGTGCAGCGCATTTTGACCACGCACGACGAGCTGGGCGCAGCATTTGGTCCTGATTTTGACCGGTTTCAGGAAAAAACGAAGTATTTGCCCTACATTTCGGTCATTTTTCACTGGAGGTCTGTGTTGCAGGTTCCAAAAATATGGGGATATCCTCGCACGTCGTGGGGCGTCGGCAACATTGTGCTGTCAGAGTACATGGATTTCAATGACCCTCGGTCCAAGACGGTCATTTCCGCTGTCATAACCATGCCGAATCATCCATCCGACCATCTGAAGTTGAGTGCCAATGAGATGGGGGACAAGCGCGCCGTGATGAATGAGGTGTTTAGACAGTTGAAGCAAATTTACCCCAATTTGCCGGACCCCGATTATGAATTTTTAACGCAGAGCGCGTATGATGAGACGCGCCGGCAGTGGATGCCGTTCAATCACGCCTTCATGACAACCACGCACGGCTACATGCCGAACCAATCTGTTTTATACAACAATCTGTATAACTGCGGGGTGCAAAACGGCAACAGCACATACAGTTTCACGTCCATGGAATCCAGCGTGGCGAATGCGGTTCATTTGGCGACTGTCATGCAGCCCGAATTGAGAGATTTAAACGTGGCAAAGGTGAGAGAAGCGACCACAGTGCGTTCGTGCGTTGGTGCCTCCATTGCCACGATTGCCGCGATTGCATCCATTTATGCGATGTGTTTGAAACGTCGATAAAATAAACGATAAAATAAATATATTTAGTAATTTTATAACAGAATAGTAAATGTTTTTTAAATTGAATAACCCAGCTGCAAATGCAAATGCAAATGAGATGAGACGCCTTCAACACCTGCGTCAAATTCAACTCATGCAACAGCGACAACAATTGCTTCAACAACAGCAACAACAGCAACAACAGCAACAATTGCAACAATTGCAACAATTGCAACAATTGCAGCAGCAGCAGTTGCAAGAACAGCAATTGCACCAGCAGCAATTGCAAGAACTGATTGAAGAAGCAGTTGCTCTTGAGGAAGCTGTAGATGTGGCTGTAGATGAACATGTGGCTGAAGTGGAAGCTGCTGTGGCTGTGGAGGAAGCTGCTGTGGCTGTGGAGGAAGCTGCTGTGGAAGCTGAACACGTAGAGGCCGAAGTGGAAGCTGTTGCCTCTGTTGTAGAGGAAGCTGTGGCTGAACAAGCTGTGGAACATGTGGAAGCTGCTCCTGAAGTGGAAGCTGAACACGTGGAGGCTGTAGAGGAAGCTGCGGAACATGTGGCCGAAGTGGAAGCTGCTCCTGTTGCTGTTGTAGAGGAAGCTGTGGCTGAAGTGGAAGCTGTGGCTGAACAAGCTGTGGAACATCTGGAAGCTGCTGTGGCTGTAGAGGAACATGTGGCCGAAGTGGAAGCTGTGGCTGAACAAGCTGTGGCTGAAGTGGAAGCTGTGGCTGAACAAGCTGTGGCTGAAGTGGAAGCTGTGGCTGAACAAGCTGTGGCTGAAGTGGAAGCTGTGGCTGAACAAGCTGTGGAACATCTGGAAGCTGCTGTGGCTGTAGAGGAACATGTGGCTGTAGTGGAAGCTGTGGCTGAACAAGCTGTGGAAGCTGTTGCTGTTGTAGAGGAAGCTGTGGAAGCTGTGGCTGAAGCAGAGGAAGCTGCGGCCCAATAAAATTCAATTCATTTCATGATTATATAATAAAAATTATTATATAAGTTCACCCCAAAAATGTCTCAACCAGGCAATCAAAGCACCAGCGCATGCGGCGGCGTGGGATACGTGCCCAACCCACCGCGTGTGTGGTCGCGCGCGAACGGAAACAACTGTCCCAATTGCGCCAGCAATTACGGGTATCAGAATTGCAGTTTGAATCCAAATCCAGGAAGGGTGTATAGCACGCACGAACTGGACGAACGGCGCAAAGCGGAGATTTTGAAATACAAAAACAACAGTAGCAACATGTCAAAGGCGCAACAATACTCCATGGCGTCGCGCAATGCGCTCACGCGGAAGAAATCGTGGGCCACGCAAACGCAGACATACACGAACCCGAACGTCGACAACCTGCCCGAAATTAAAATCCCAATCAACAACGTGTTTCAAACGGTGTCGCTGCGGTGCAATAACACCAACCCCAAGTGCGGTCGGACGAGTGATTGCGACGTGCCTGGACCAGTGATTCCGCTGTGTGATAATCTCAGCGTGCCATTGTACAATTATAAACCGCAAACCACGTATTCATCGGGGGGAACCAAATGGCCGATGGATTCCAAAACAATTAAATGAACCCATAAATATTAATATTACAAACGAAATTCTAAATAAAAATATATTATTTAGAATGTGTATAACCATGAATATCTCTCGCCTTCTGTCCTTTCTTCCGTTGTTGATGCTGCTTCCTGCAGCTTCCGGCACCACCTTCTTGCCGGCGGCTCCTGCCAATCATGTGCCGCATGTGCCGCATGTGGCTCACATTGTTCCGAGCGATTTGTGCCCGCTTGTGCAAATTGTGGAGCACGAGCTTTGCGACACCGCCTCTCTTCACAATGCATCGAAATTGTCCGATTTGTGCGTGCTGCTGCAGAATTACAATGCGTCGTTTTGTTCCAAACACGAGGCGGCGCCGTCTCATTCGTCGAACGACGTCCTCTCCATTCTCACGTTGAAGAATGAGTTTCTTCACGCGGCAAACGGGCACGCGCATGCCCATGCGCACGACATCCATGACGTGTGTCCCATACTGAATTTCATTGACCATGAGCTGTGCACATCGCACATCAAAGAAGAGTTCCAGTTTTACCCCAAGCAGCTGTGCCCTCTTCTTAATTTTACATATGCCGAACTGTGCTCAAGTGATTCTTAAAACGAATGTTAAACTACCATTTACATTAGAGATAGTGCCGGTTATATTGCCGGTGTTCGCGGGATTGGGAGGTGCAGCAGGGAACAAAACATTGCGAATGCCTGTCCACAATGGAACCCCCATTCCACTTGGAATGTCATAGCCGACGCTGGCAGTAAATGTTTTTCCACTGTTGTTCGGGCCGAGATTTGCATCGACTGACTCAATGACTTGCCCCTCGGTGACATCATAAAACATGGTTGAATGATTGGCATCGTAATTTGAGTACATAAGTGTTTGCAAATTGAGCGACGTGCTATTGGGTGTCAATGTGGTTAATGTGGTTAATTTGGTTGTGGTTTCATTCAAGTATTTTTGAATCAGATTGGACAACAATCCTGCATTAATCGGACAAGACGCTGAGGTTCCGCCTGTCTGTGTTTCCATCCTTGACGCACCAAGAGTGGGGGAACTTCCAGCATACACAATGTTCACGCCAGTTGCTGGGTCGCCCACTCCACAAATGTCGGGCGTGCATCGTTTGTCGATTCCGTTGTTGCGATTATTCTGATAAGTGGGTTTAGCATAATCTATGGCAAATCCTGCGCCACTGGCTAGCCCGCCTCCATATGTGTTGCTCCACACAGTTTGATTCCACGATGAAGTGGCGGTGTCATATTTAAGTGTTGTTCCACCAACCGACAACACGTTGGGGGATGTTGAAGGATAAGTGGACACTCCATAATCACCAGTTGAACCCAAATAACATATTTTGTCATTGGTAAACACAGTTGGGTCTGATAATGAAAAATCCATTCCCTCTGGACCACCCCATGACATGCTCACGATGTTGGTTGGTCCGTGTATATTTGCAGTAAAATTTGAATCGAGTGATGCATATCTGACTGCATCAAACTGTTGCCCCATTGTCACACCGCATGCTTCAACCACGCGAATGTGTGCATTTGTGTTCATGGCATATGCCCAACAGATGTCTAATAAAATTTCTGATAACCATCCAAATACACCTTGATTCGCCGATGATATACTCTTAGCAGTAAAAAACCCAGATGTTGAAAAATAAATGGTGGAGGTAGAGGTCGTATCGATGTAATTCTTGAGTGGTGCAATGATGTTAGTGTTTAAGTCCGATTCAGTTAGTCCACTGGCGGCGGTTCCAACCTGAATAACTTCCAGCGTAGTGGGAGGAAGATTGTAATAATGACAGAAATCATTCATGCATGCTTGCAAATAAGTGGCAGGCCAATGGTATGCAATGGTTATTGCAATGACCACTGGTTTCACATTGGCAGCGGGTGCAACGGACATTGCACCTTGAGATGCTTTGATGTCGGTTGGAGTATACGGAGATCTATTTTGAAGAGTTGTTGTGCGCGACAATGAAATTAATCCATCCCTTACGTCCTTTTCATATTGTTCTCTATCAAACATAACGCGCGGTGCACGGGATGGGGCATTTAACATCAGGATTTCCTGTTGCTCTTTGGTTAATTCGCCTTGCGAAACTTCGGGTTCAGCCATTTTATTGGGTGTGTGAGTGTGTGTGTATGTGTGTGATTATAAATTGTAATTATAAATTATAATTTATGACAATTTAATTCATTTAATTTTCTCAATTCCATTTTTAAACGCGCAAACGCGGATTAATGCAAACGGCGTGCGTCGGGAAAATGTCGCCGGACATGCAGGTGTCCTCTTCGCCCACTTTAATGCAGCTCCTAAATCCGCGGTCTTCGCCAATGTAGCAGTACCCTGATTTGCCGCTGCGCTGCGTGCGACTGGTGGCATCATCCGGTTGCGGCGGCTGTTTTTTGGCATGAGACAGCGCCTGCTGCAAACCTGTGTCTGGTTGCCGTTGCCGTTGCCCTTGAGCCCCTTGAGCCCCTTGCCCTTGTTGGTCCCCTTGGCCCCCTTGTTGCTGTTGCTGTTGCTGTTGCTGATGCCCTTGTTGGTGTTGCTGTTGCTGATGCCCTTGTTGGTCGGGCTGATGCCCTTCACCAATGGTCTGTTGCAGCACGTCAATGCCGCTGGTTGCAGCACCGGCAGCGATGTCCACCGCAGACTTGGTGCCTTGGGCGGTCACATCCACGGTGGACCTTGCCGTGTCGGCTGCAGCGTAGCCCAAAAATCGGGCCACGGCTCGAAACGGCGCGCCAAACATGTCGCTGAACCAGGCGGTTATATCATCTAAATAAGTGAACACATTGAATCCAATGAGCGCAAGCAATGCAACAATCAATATGCCGCGAATCAACAAGGACACTGGAGAATCAGGAACTGCAGCGGCATCTGCGCCATCAAATGACATATCTGAGGGGGCGGATGCGGGGGCGAGTGCTGGGGCGGGGGAAGACATTTACTGCAATTTAATTCAAAGATTCGACGGTTCAAATGCTAATTCCAAATGCTAATATATTTTAAATGAAGATAAAAATATATTATAGTATGACATTATGATTATAACGATGTATGCATACGGGAAAGTATTTCAATTCCAACAGATGTCATCCCAGCAAGCCCAGCCGGACCAATCGCAAACCCAGCAATCGCAAACCCAGCACCAGCAGTCGCAAACACCACACAATCCCTAGACCGTGCGAATGATGGTGTTCATTGAGTTGAGCTTGTCCATTTTTTCAATGGTTTTATCTAAATCCGATTTTGCGCCTCCCGCCGGTCCCGACAAGTAATCCACTTTGGGCGAAATTTCATTCTTTTTGACTTGTTTATAGACCGTGTCTATTTTCTTGACCACCACTTCGATGGTCTCCTTGTTGGCCACCATTTCTTGCGTTAGTATGACGGGTTCGGTCAGCAAACAGATGGCAAAATAAATCAAATACCGCCGTTTTTTCTTCACGCCGTCGGTGTATCGCATGCAGTATAATTTAAGCAGGCTTTGCACGATTTTGGGAATGAGGGGTTCTCGCACATCCCGGGATTTGGTGTGGGCGACAATGATTTCCCACACAATCCAAATGGGGTCCATTTGAAATTTGGGTTCAACGGGCATGGCGCCGCGGCGTTCACCCACGCACTTCTGTTTTTTCATTTTGCAGATGTGTTCAAATTCCATTATCCATTCCAACCAGTAGGACGCCAGCAAACTGTTTTTGGAATCTTTAGAGAGGTGGAATGCAAATTCGTTGATGGCAATAAACAGCTCTTTGGGATCGCCGGACAAGAATGCGGCGGATGCATACGACACATCGGGCGCCTTCAATTTGTCGGTCATGGCGGTGCTGTCGAAATCCGTTTTCTTGACCTTAATGCCCTCCAAACTGTATTTTTTTTTGGAATTGCAGAGAATGCACATGATTTCGGCAAACAGGGAGCGAATGCGGGGGTTGTTGCGCATGCGCAGCTCGTTGCCGATGTAGCCGTTGGCCACAATGCCCTTGAATGCCTCGTACCGCATGTCTAAATACAGGCACAGCTTCGGGTTTGCTAAATGGATGTGCTTGCCGACAAACGTGATGATGATGTCCCACAGCTCTTGGTAGTGTCCGGCGCACACCAGCTCGGCGGTCCAGTAGCAGGCGGGTTCTATTTTCCCATTTTTTAGGCAGTTCAGCAGTTCTTTGCGCACGTCCGGCTTTTTGTATTTCGAAAACGTGATGCCTTTGAATTCGGGTTCGCTTCGAATGTCGTTGATTTCATTGTCATTCATCTGGTTTATTCGTTCGCTCGCTCGCTCGATATTGATTGTTTAGGGATTTATGCAAAAAAAATAACAATATAACATATATATTAATAATAACACATTAACATTAGCACAATAAACCCATTAGAATCAACAACCGGCACATGGTCCACGAGATGTTTGATGCCTTCTGCAAATCGATTGAACGGAATGCGTGGTTTCGCGTGCTTCTAATTGCAGCCACTGTGCTGTTGCTGGTGTCGGCCTACAACAAAATGCAGCGGGCCAAGGTCCCCCGGCCTTATGCCGGGTTTGTGGGAACCGGGTCGTTCATGGAGGGCTTCATACAAAATAGTGGAAGCGACAGCAGCAGCAACGTCATTGTGAAAAAGGATGGCGACACGAAGGACGCCTTTTATGCTGCAGTGTACGACCAGCTGTTCAATCAAAAGGTGAATAACGCTTACGAGGTGGGCGCCATCATCAACAAATACCCGGACATATCGAATCAGACGGTTGCGCTGGACGTGGGGGCGGGAACGGGCGCCTACATGAACGCCTTCATTCAGCACGGCATAACCAACATCACCGGCATTGAATCGTCGGCGGACATGATTGCGCAGGCCAAAAAGACGTATTCCAGTTTGAACCTCAACATTGTGCAGGGCGACCCCACGGTGGTGTCGGCCTTTAAACCCGAGACCTTCACTCTGGTGTCCATGCTGAATTTTGAGGTGTACTACATTCCCAACACGGAGCAGCTGTTCTCCAACATATACGCGTGGCTGAAACCGGGCGGCTACTTCGTGCTGCATTTGGTGGACCCGCGCAGGTTCAATGCATCCAGCCTGCTGGGTCAGGCGCCATCACACGCGTCCCAAAATCGAAGCAAAGCGCAGCACGCCGTCAAATTCAATGACTTTGCTTACAAGTCGGACGTGCAAGTGTTTCCGAACGATGTGGTGCAATACATGGAAGTGTTCACGGACGACAAAACGGGCAAGGTTCGCAAAAATGTGCGCAATTTTAAAATGCCGTCGCCGCAAACGTTCATTGAACTGGCCACGGGCGTCGGATTCAACATGCTTGGACAAATTGACCTTGTCAAAGCACAAAAAGAGTATCAATACTTCTACCTGTTCTATAAACCGGCGAATTGATTAAATTCTATAAGCACCGCTAAGCACCGCTAAGCACCGCTGAATGCGGTGCATTGCACATGTTTATTACCGGCTAAACACACGACGGGGGCTTTAGGGTAAGACCCGTGGAACATTAATTTTCCTCCAAATGATTCCATTGTTGAATTTTTGGCGTAATTGCGTGCATATGAAATTGCACCAACAACTGCTGCTACAATTAATGCAATGATGATGAAGCATTCGGTTTGCCGAGACACAAGACCGATGTCTCTAGGTTTCATTGGTTTAATGAGTTTATGTATTATTGTAATATTATAACATTTATTTGAATGTAATATTATGCTTAAATCTTCACTTTGTGCACATAAGTGATTCACTTGTGTTTGCGGGAGCTTCGCTTATGTTTGTGGACGCTTCGCTTGTGCTTATGGGCGCTTCGTTTGTGCTTATGGACGCTTCGCTTGTGCTTATGGACGCTTCGCTTATTTCGGGTCTTCTTGCTCCCAGCACCCATATTATCTTGTTCAAAAGGTTGTCCAAAAGAAGATGGAGGTTGATAACCAGATTGAGGATAACCAGGTTGAGCTCCAAAAGAAGATGGATTACCTTGATGAGGTTGATAACCAGGTTGAGGATAACCATGTTGAGGATAACCAGGTTGAGGATAACCATGTTGAGGATAACCAGGTTGAGGATAACCAGGTTGAGGATAACCAGATTGAGCTCCAAAAGAAGATTGTCCAAATTGTCCAAAAGAAGATTGAGGGTGTCCAAAAGATTGAGCTCCAAAAGAAGATGGATTACCACCAAAAGATTGATAACCAGATTGTGGAGATGCTCCAAAAGAATTATATGGGACTCTTGGTGTACCTGGGTCTGCGTCTGGTGCTACTTGTTGTACCATATGAGCTGTTGAAGCTGGGGTGCTGGGTTGTGATGCTGGAGAGCTTTGACCTGAGCTTGTAGCTGGAGCTGAGATTTGAGGTGATTGGATTTGATATCCTTGAGGTGAAACTGGGCTGGGTTGTAAGCCTGCAGCTGAGCCTGCAGCTGGAGAGGCTGGACCTGCAGCTGGAGAGGCTGGACCTGCAGCTGGACCTGCAGCTGAGCTTGCAGCTGGTATTTGGGCATTTAGCGTCTTTTGATATTCTGGAAATGATTGAAAATGTGTTATCAACGTATTCAATCCATCTCTGAAGTTATCTTTCATCTTTTTAAGTAGACCACACTCGTAATTATCAAACTTCTCACCGAACAAGTCGGCTAGCAACGAAAAGTTCAGTTGTTGCGTTCTTGATTGAATTTTTTCTTGAACAACCCCATATTCGGTCAAATTGACGACACAGCTATGGAGGGTATCTTCAATTCCGAGTATCGACATAAAGGGGGCGAACACATTTTTCAGCCTGCCATATTTTGGATTTGCCTGAAATTCATGAGTTGCATCTGCATATTGATCCGCATATGGGGTATACGTAAAATATGCCAGAATCGCTTGAAAATAACTATGAAACAGTTTATTGCGCGCGTCAATGTCAACACCCTTTAACTGTGCAATATGTCTTGCACAACTCACTATTCCATCCCGCATGACGTTAATTGCAGGATAAAGATGGGCATCTATCCTGATCGTCTTATCAATCGCAACATAAGAATTGAGTGTAACCATCCTTATTCCATTCGGAATGGCTAGTAATCGGTTTCGTTTTACTTCAATCCCATGCATAATTTGTTGCATGTTCGCAACTGCCTTATCAGCATAACCCGAAGTATTGACTTCTTTAATAATCCTTTGCAAATCATTCAAAATCTGTCTTCGCCCATCCTCATTTAATGTTTCATCATCACGCAAGTGTTCCTGAAATGCACTAGGATTTGCAGGATTGTATGTTGCGTCAGTAGCACCCGAATGCCTCAATTGATAACTCATGAAAGGCGGTAAAGGTGCATTCAATTCCGCTTGTAATTCTGCAACCTGTTTATCACGCATTTGTATCATTAACAATGGAATTGTCCTTAAGTGTGCCGCGTAATCAGGAGTTGCATTTTCTGCAAAGAATTGTTCCCAAAATTTGATACATAGGCCTGGAAGATTATACATCGTTCCTTGCATGACCATTTCATGCACTTTTGGCAAACCTGATAAATCATTCGTGAGTATACTAGTTATCATTAATTTGGCCCACCTTTGAAAAATTTCATCATACAATGGCAATTCGGGCATTAATGATGTTGCAACAAACATTGCATCAACAATGGTCGATTGGTCAGGTGTCAATGTTGGCCTTTCAAATATTAAATATTGCGCATAAAATGGTGCAAACAATGGTTTTATATAAGGTAGCAGTTGCTTCAGCTGCTCCAGCTCCTGCTGCTGCTGCTGCTCCAGATCCATCTTAGTTTATTTATGTGTATGACACAAGTTTGCACAAGTTTATATATTGAGTATGATATAATATTTTTCGAATTGCAAAAATTATTATAACTAACGCACGTATTTGCCGGCCCGAGCAAATGAATCCACGATGAAAATGATGAACACGCCTAAAAAACAGTACAGCACCAGTTCCTCGGACACATGCCCCGTTTTTTCATCCTGCTGGTCTTCCAGAAGAGAGATAATGTGGTCCAGTTTTTCCAGCAGTATGTCCTTGTTTTCGCCGACGCTGCCATCAAACATGGACGGAACATAGAGTTTTTGTGCTAAAGCATTTGCATTTGATGTGAATGCTTCCTTGTTGGGAGCAGGGTTCAACTTTGCAGTCAAATCAGCACCGGTGGCACCCGCGAATCGGTCCCGATTTGACACCGGTTCGGTTCTAAATTGTTGCTGAATGGCTTGAGCGTGTGGGGCATAGTTGTTGTCGCCGTCATTGTCCTCTTCTGCATCGCTGGCGGAGGCGCCATCCTCGTAGCTGTGAATCTTTTGAATGAGTTCCTGCACGTATTTGTGTTGGCCTGGTTGCTGATTCAGGGTGCCCTGATTGCCTAAGCCTAATTGCTGATTCGGATTCAGGGTGCCTTGAGGCTGTTGTTGCTGAGGTTGCTGAGATTGTTGCCCGGCTCTAGATCGCAATGTCCTTAATATTCGTTTTTTGGGTTGTCCAGATTGTCCAGATTGAGTTGGTTGTGTTGATTGCATTGGTTGAATTTTTCGTTTGGTCGGCGTTTCATCTTCATCGCCATAATTTGAATATTGCAAATATCCAGACATCTCCTAATAAACGGGTATATAATATTTTGTTTTCGTTTATCTTATTGTTTTTTTATTGTGTTTGCAGATAATATAGACAGACGTTATTTCGATTATCTCGATTTCACATTGCACTGTTCCTAAAATTAAATGAACCTGCAGCACAATTTTAACACATTTTTCAATAAATTCCTTCACTTCGACCCTGAATTCTTGTATGTGTCGGTTGCATTTCTGATTGCGTGCATGTTCTGGGCATATCCCATTTTCTTTTCGAGATACGATGTTTTAGGGAAATTGGTCATGGTCATGGGAATCATTGCGATGACGCTGTATCATCGCATTGCGGGCATCTTTGCTCTGGTGGCAGTAATTGCCTTATTAAATCGAACTCCTGTCCACAAGGTGGAAGGCTTAACTATGCCTTCTGTCGATTCTTCTGCTCATTCTGCCGATTCTTCTGTCGATTCTGCCGGTTCTTCTGCCGATTCTACCGATTCTTCTGTCGATTCTACCGATTCTTCTGCCAATCCATTGCTGAACACCACGTCCCCTGTCCCTAAAAACGCCAATGATTTTAGAAAAATGCATTGCATGACAGGGGTCAAAGATGCCGCTAAATTTGGCGAGATGCCCGATTATGGCTACATGTTAAAACCGGATTTGTTCACAGATGCAAGCGGCAATCCAACCATGAGCAAGGATGGGATGAAAGCAGTCATGATGGTTGACTGGGATTCAATGAAAAAATGCACCCCAGTGTCAACTGTGCCAAACACCCCTGGTTATAATTTTTATGGCACAATTCAAAACATATGCGACCCCAAATGCGATTGGTCAATTGCGCCCACGCCCACCGCTACGGCTAATCCAACCACGGCACCAACCAATGCCGAAGGTTTCAGCACCATGGCAATGCTGCGCCCCCACATTCGCAACGGCAAACGATTTCTATCCAATGGTGCTGAAAATGTTAAAGGAGCTGTAAACCGACTTCAACGAAAGTTGTTTTAGTATTTTTTATTTTGTGATAGTATATTAATATTACCATTAATACACATCAATCCCCCACTTACACATCATGTTTGAATTCATCACCGGATGGTTCAATTATGCGGTGCATCGTCTGAACAACAGCCTGTTTTTTGCGGGCATAATCATGCTCATGCTGAACATTGGGTCGCGATACATTGAGCTCAAGTTAGACCCGTCCACCGAGAACTTTTTGAAAACGGCGCTAACCAAAGAGGTGTTGGTGTTTTCGGTGGCATGGATGGGCACCCGCGATTTGATTTTGGCCCTCATTCTGACCGCCGCGTTCGTTGTTTTAGCAGACTACGGTTTGAATGCCAACAGCCGATACTGCATAATGCCCGAAAAATACCGCGCCATGGCGGATGCAATTTCTTTCAGTGCCGGTGGAGTTGGACCCGGCACTTCAACCGTTTCGCCCACTGGCGGTCTCATTGGTGGCTCGTCCAAAGCCGGCCATGGACCCGGCAACATCGTCACCGACAAAGAAATCAGCGATGCCATGGACGTGCTTGAACGCGCCAAAAAACAGCGCGAAACAATGAAGCACAATAAGTATTTAACCGCATTCCGGTCTGCCAAATTTTAGAAGGAAGGAAGCATTAATCAATTGCAATATTAAAATATAAATATACTTTAATATTCATTCATTAATTTGAAATACATAAACCATCTGGACACATGGATTTATTTGGACCGGATGACGACGTTCAATCTTCCAGATTTGCTTCGAATTTAAAAAAGGAAACATACAACCCATTGATAATAACATTCAATGCAATCACGTCTGGAATTGCAAAAACGGCAAAGCAGAGCGACGGTAAGCAGAGCGACGGTAAGCAGAGCGACGGTAAGCAGAGCGACGGTAAGCAGAGCGAGGATAAGCAGAGCGACGATAAGCCTTCTAGCACTAGCACTCAGAACACACTTCAGATATTAACCCAAAAATCGGTGTTGTCTTCCAGTGCATCCTCGCCCTCACCCATGGATTTGGATTCCGCACAAAAAAGAACGCAGGACACCTCCTGCGATTACGTGGTGTATGTTCCAACATCTTTTGACATCACTGCCGACAAAATGAATGCATTTTACGAATCCAAGCACAAATTTAGACAGACGTTTGGAAAGTTGAATTTGAACGATGCGGCGGCAAGCGTGTTCATGCAGCGGGCCATGTTTGAAGATTTTGTGAAGTTTGCTAGGAAAAATACGCACAAACGCGAACTCGCGTTGATAGAACAGTCGTACAATTCGGCACTCGCTGATTCGAAACCTCTCATTCAATACATGGAACAACCGCAGGTGTGGAAGTTGACGGATTTGAGTGTTCCAATTGTCAAAACGCCGACAAATCTCTCCACACTTTTTGCGATTTTATACACCACTCCAGTGAATGGCATTGGACTACCATTTCTGCCTCTTGCATCTGAACTGGTTTCGCGACTGGAATGGGCAAAACATGCAATTGATTCATACAGTGCACTGGCATTGATTCCCCCTGCATTAATCAATGGTCAGGCGGCAGGTCAGGCAAATAATGCGACAATCGCCACACTCGCAGCAATAAATCAAGCATTGACGCACATTCAAGCAGCGGTAAATATGATTCGAACGAACCCGACAGCAGCCGCGGTGATGATGCCTCAAACACAAGCAACTTTATCTATACAAGCAGCGCAAGCAGCAGCATTAGCAGCATTGGTGCATTTAAACATTGGAGGATTAAGTCGATATTTTTTAGAAGCGGTTCAATCAGTCGCAAATTTGCCGCAAACCATAACATTTAAACAGGAAATGGCTGCAATCTCTCAAAAGGCGCTGACCTATTTTTGCAGTTATTTTCAAATATTATACATGAAAACGAACATTGTTGCTGTTCCTGCTGCAGCAAACCCAATAACATCATCTGTCGGACGAATGACAACCTACCTTCCTGCTTTGAACTCATCCCTCAGTCTGGATTCATTTGCACCCCCGGTCCACAATATGAACATTTTCCCCGTGTTTGCAAAACCATCCTACAATGTGCAAATCATAACTGAATTTTTGAGAGGAATTATAACCGGAACCGGATTGCCAAATCGCGAACCTCTCTCGCATCCTGAATTAAAACTGAAAGACATCCAAAATAAAACACACTTGTACACATTTAAATCCACTCCAGACAATAGTCTAAATTATGAGACACTGTTGAAACGGCTTTATTACAAATTTCCGTCTTATTTGACGCCGGAACATAGAGTGTCTCCAGAGACAAAGAAGGCGATTTCGGATGATGCGGTTGCTGCTGCTGCTGGTGGAGGAACATTTAATGACTGTCTGGCAGCTGCGATTGGCGTGTGTGATAAAACCAAATCGTATTCCATCATTTGCGCGGTGGCAATTGCAACAAGAGCGTTTATTGCGAATAGAGCTGCTGGGGTCAACGCAGCAGCCATTTTAACCATATTGTTTACCACTATTGATTTCGCTGCCGGTGGTCCCAATGTCGATGTTAAAGCCGCAATTGCAGCCTATTTGAATACTCCAAATCCACGACTTATTGGCATTGTGCAAAACCAGTTGAATCCGTTGATTGGCGCAGCATGCGCTGCAGGAAACGCGGTGTATGCCGCTGCCAAACGGGGAATCACACAAGTTGTCATAGCGAATCCAACTGCATCCGGTGATGATGGGATTTCAGCAATCCGTGCGGCAATGGATTCAGAAATAAACAATCAAACCAATTTTGCAGCATTCATGTATGACAACAACACGCTGCTGAGTTTGATGAAATACAGCGACCAGGCGCAATCCATTGATGCGGCGTCTGTTGACAATCAGCCTCCTCCCCAAATAAGTCCCAACGTTCAATCCAATTTGCTGCCGTATGCCGACTATTTGAAAACGCTTTACAAACGTCCTAATCCTAATTTGGAGCAGCAATCCCAAACCCAGGTGCAGTTGGAAGAACAGAAGTTTGACGAGATTGACGATGACATGCTGTACGCAGTTTGCGGTCCGGTGTATTTTGATTATAACTGGATATTCAAGCAACATCCGGAATTAATAAAGCACATTTTGGGGGTGGAACGCAAACCGGACCCCAGAACAATAAACAATGAATGGATGCCATCGCGGCCAGACCCGTTGACCGGCAACGTGTATTACATTAACCGTGCTCCAACCAATCCCGAGTATCCCAAAATGCGGTTTGATAATCCAAAAAAAAATGCATTGTCAACCACACCCAGGCAACAACAAATTGCTGGAGGAATCGAAACAATATCCTGGGCAGAAAGGTACGTCTCTCCCGAACAAGCAAAGGTGGAAACCACTTTGACAAATTTGACAGCAAATGCCAATGCTGCCAATGTTGCTGCTGCTGCCGTAGCTGCAGTTGGTGTTGCTATTCCTCCAAATTTCCGGCGGGACACGAATGCAGCCCAAGCATATATCACTGGTGGTGCCACACAAAACGACATTAATGCAAGATACAGTTGGGCCTTCCCGGGATATTACCGGTATGAATTAACCCAAACTGTTAAGATGAATGCACAACCGAATGCATACACAAATCGTTATCATCAATTAATGCGTCCTTATACATCCGACGTTCAGGATTACACTCAACCGAATTTGCCCACGGCATATCCACCGCCTTTGCCGTTCATTGTGCCGCCAATGCGCGGGCCGGACGACACGTGCATGATTCATGTGTGGCTTCCGGACCTGAGTTCCCAAAACAGCCCATCATTTGCAAAGTTCATGTCCATGTCAAGTGGAGGAGCCAATGGAATAAAGACTCTGAATAGAAATGCATATCAGGATTACGTGTATAAAATGGTGCAACTGATTTTTAAAACGGCAAAAAGGAATGCCAGTGAAAATACGGGGTCTGGGTCTTCTGGTTCTTCTGGTTCCGGATATGGTTCCGGATATGGTTCCGGATATGGTTATGATTCTTCTGGTTCCGGATATGGTTCCGGATATGGTTATGGTTCCGGATATGGATATGGTTCTAGTTCTAGTTCTTCTTCTAAAAGGCGCATTTGCATCAAAGTCATGGCCATTGGTTACGACCTCGCAGATAGAAATTTGAAGGAGATAACCAATGCGGATGACCGCGCATTTATTGGCGATGCATTTTTCTTTGCGGTTAGAGACTACAGCATGTTGTTTGAACAGGACAACATTTCAGTGGCAGTGTATTACGACACCGCAAAACAGCCGAATGTCAAGCAGCGATACGATGATTATGCCGCTCAGCGCAAATCGCAATCATTGCGCATCAATCCGGACCCGAAGGCTGCGTCGTTAACTTTGAATTTACAAATTAGACCGTCCGATGAGTTTTTCACACTCCGTTATCCAAATCAATTGAATGAGAGCGATTTGCTGTATTTTGTGGATTATTGCAGCAGTCCTCGCGCGGTCATTGGGAATTCCGGTGAATGGCCACAAAACATTGAAGAAATCATGGACCAAGCGGTCGGACCACAAGCTCAATGTCAACCATTGATAAAATGCCTCGGTGATGCATTTGCGGAAATTAATCAACTTTATGCTGAACGTGGCATCAAAGAAAAAATGCAATACATTGCAAATAGTTTGAATGCATGGAATGCGCGACAACGACCGGGATTGCCACCAGTCGTGTCCCAACCAAGAATGGTGCAGGAATACAAGGACACATTTCATGCGGCTGCAAACACCGGATTGCGCGATGCAGGAATAGCGGCGGCAGCGGCAGCGGTAGGAGCGGCAGCCATCCATCCAGACCCGGTCAATCTCAATGTTAGCTGGTGGAACGGTGCGAATGGCTACATACCGCTGAATGCTCACATGAGTTCATTTGATGAACATGTCATGGTTTTGCACAACACATTGAGTGATTCGTACGCGGTTGATAACCAGGCTCCACAAGCAGCATCCGCGTTTGTAAATCCCACTCCACAATTTCGGCAACCGGATACAACCGCGAATCCCCCGAATGTAAGTGAAAATTATGGTCCATATATACCAAATGCGGTTGCTCCTGCCACACAAGACAAGATGGTCTTTGAAAACACGGTCTATGCTTACACGCAAGCCAAAAAGATGCTGACGCTATTGTCAAAAATGTATGACAATGTTCAAATAACCCGCGAGAATAACCAAAGAATTCAAGCGGCACTGAATGCGCTCAATGCGCTGCCAATTGATTTTTCGTGGTCTATGGATTCCAAATTTGCAGCAGCGGTGGGCGACGGTGCGTTCATTCCGAATTCAAGTGCTCTGCACAATGCGTTCATATGCCCTAAATTGATGGACCCGACTGAATGGAAATTCGAGGACTTTGAAGACGTTGCGATTCGGAACGTGGATGGTGCCGACCCCACCATGCCTTCGCAATTGAAACTACTGGTGGATAAAAAACTACAGGGCATGGGCATGGGCCAGAGTCAAAGTGTTGGTAAAGGCACCAGCAATAGCATTATCATGATTTCAAAGCAGCCCAGGATTGCCACATTGAAGAAAAATTTCGGCATCATTTTGGAAAACTTGTTTCACAAGAATGCGCCGTTTTCATATCAGGGAAAGGTCATGCGGTTTAATAATTACGCGTGGCCCGACCAGCACCTCTATTACAAAATGCGGATGCGAAATGATAGCGCGCTCACGCAACAACAAACTTCATCCGACTCCTATCCGTATTCCGCGAATGCAAACAGGCCCATTGATTTTGCGGGCCTAATGGGCCTTCGTCCGCAGTCCGGAAATTGCATCGGATTCCCCCTATTTGTCGTTCAACTAATGTTCTACCTGTTTGAAGGCAACATTGCGGACATCAAGGGCATGGACATGGCGCGTCTCTCGTGCGCGTTGGACGGAAACATGTTTAAAACCAATGTGCAAATTGTGTGGGAGCAAATGATGGAGAATTTCAAACTGCATCAACAAAATTTTACGACAATGCACTTGTTGAACCGGCTGGAATACACAATGGACAAGCAGATGTTTGATTATGTTGCATATTTTGATGGCGATGACCCCGCCAACCTCGTGCTCCCCATCCACTCCACCACCATTTTAATGAATTGCACAAAGGCCGCCACAAATCCCACCCTCAAAACCACCAATTATGACAAACTGAAAAAGATAAATGAACAAATTCCGGCCAGTGTATTAGCCACAAACACAGAATTGTACAATTCGCCAGCCATTGTGGGGGGCACATTGCCGCCAATTCCTGCAAATGGCGTGTACAATTCAATTAAATCTTTGGTTGCAATCGCGGAAGCATTCAATGATGTGGAACTGCACGGGGTTGCGGGTGTTCCTTTCGAACAGGCTTCTATAACCAACATGGCCACTTTGTTGAATGACCTTACAAATGCGGGCAGCACTGGTCAAGCGGTAGGAGCGGCCTATGCGTCCCAGCCCATAACTTCGGGACCTGCGCGCATTGGATGGAACGCCGCCAATCAATCCGAAAGCACGATGCTCTACATGAACACAACCGCAATGGTCAACGGTTCGGCTAAAAACATAACTCGGGCTTTGACCACGTTAAAGCCAGGCGATGAAATCATACTGACCGCAACCGGCGGTGCCAAACAAACGTGGACTGTGTCTGGACCCCCCGTCGTCAATCCGAAATTTGCACAGGTCATGAATGTTCCGGTGTCATATTTCAGATTAATGTCCAATTTTTTCTCGAAAAATATTCTGAACAATGCGCCGTTGAAAGTGGAATTGCAGCGATTTACGCACGAAGCATTAGATTAAACTGCACCCCAAAATAAAATAATATTAATAATTTATATAATCATAAATTAGTAATCAAACAACCCCCCCAACACAACATCAACCATCCAATAACAATGGCTTGTAAACTTGCTGCGTGCACGGAGAAAAGCACCAATTCAAACATGCCGACTCAATCCGTCATCATCGGTTCCATTGTGGGCCTCGGGCTGGCTTATTTAGCATTCTCTCATTTTTCAAAGCGTAAATAAATTATGCATGACATGATTCATCCAAGGCATTCGATGAATTGTTTCATGCGCACAAATATGGTTTTCATCATGGTGCCAATTGCCTTGTCTACAAACGGCGGAATGGGAAGGACGTCATCGGGTTTAGACATTTGCAGTTTGAATTTGTAGTGGAATTGGATGACGTGTCCGTCCGGCTGCACGTGAATCGTGATGTTGGAGTTGTCCGAATCGATTTGTTCGGCGCGTTTGGGAATGAGGTGTTTCAGCAAGGGCGTTGCGGTTCCCGTTTTAGGAACATTTGCGCTGCTAATGTGAATGATTTGAGATTGGTATTGTTCTTGATACTGATTTTGATTTTGATTTTGATTTAGTAAATGCGGCATGTCTGTATAAACGTGCGTGTATCTCTCGCCCAGTCCCATGATGCTCTTGAAAATGAACAGGAGTTCCGCACGCGATGGGTCGGCCGGGTCCGGATACGTGATGTGATACGAATCAAACAAGTCCTTGTTCAATTCATACATCATCTTGTAAATGTCAAATGTCAACAGCGCATCAATGCGTATTTTGGGATTGCACGCCCGAAATTCAATCAAATACATGTGTTTGGCCTTGTCTCGGCTCAAATACACGGAATCCTTGTCGCACGTCATGACAAATTTCTCTTCCATTGTCTCTCGGATGTCGGGCCAAAAATATAAATATATGATTAAAATCTATTTATATTGTTTATTCTATAAAAATGCATGTACAAATACGAATTGCGAGAGCAACCAGTGTTTCGCGTTCGAGTTCCTAAACATTGAATCCTAAATGTCCAGTGCCAAACTCACGGTGTTTTTATCCGACCTTTGGCGGCGCTTGCTCTTGTGTGGCAGGTTGTCATTCTGCAGCTCCTTCAGGTCTGAAATGCTGATGGTGCTGGTCTTGTCCTCTGCTGCTGCGGATGCTGATTCTTGCTGCTGCTGCTGTTGTTGCTGCTGTGGTTGCACTTGTATGGTTTTGGTCTTAAGACCAGAGAGAATGTTTGATATGTCGGTGGGGCCGCGCATGTCGGGCCGCTTGGACACGGTCACTGGATTGCTGATGCCGTTGCCGTTGTTGCCGTTGTTTCGCGCTGCGCTCAAATCGGGGCGATTGGATGGCATTGGAGGCGCCGCAGTGTTGTTCCCAGAGCGAAACGGCGTTCCGGAATCCGAATTGGGGTCGCGCACGCTGGTCGGAACCGGTGGAGGCGGTGGGCGCTGATTTGGAATGTAGGGGGGTGCCTGGCGCGAAGGAGCTGATTGTGTGGGTGGCGGGCCTTGACTTTGGCCCTGGCCCTGGCCCTGGGTAGGCCCTTGGCCCATCAAATCACCCATGAAGTTGCCAAATCCGGGGCGATTCTGCGACATGGAATTCACGGCCGCCGCAGTAAACTGCTGCATCAATTCGGGATTTTGACGCATGATGTCATCCATGCCGGGCATAGCCGATTTGAACATGGTGTTGGTCATGTGCAGCATGATGGCGCTGCCGCCCAGCTGGAACAGCAGCTTGAGTTCGGGCGCCATCTTGGCCTTGGACTTGTACTTGTCATGCAGCTCTGAGAAAATTTCTTCGTAGTCATCCACGTTCTCATTGACCTGCTCGCTCCACCCGTCCAGCTTCAGGTCAAACGGGTCAAACTTGTTGTTCAAGTACTCAATTCCGGTAATGACCGACATCAACATTTTGCCTTGGAATTTCACGCTGTTGCGCCGTTCGCGCTCCTCCAAATGCGTCTCGTATTCGCCCTTCATTTCCGCCAGAGATGACTCCATGGAGTATTTTTTTGTCAGCGTGATGCCCTTCTGCTCCAAATCCTCCAGCTTGCGCAGGTATTTGAACTTCTCGCGCAGCAACTCATCCTTGGTCATTTGTGGCTGGTTGTCCACGGGTGCATCCGGATTGAGCGGCACATTGTTGAATTTGCCAAACCCGTCCCACGTGTTTTTGTCATCGTCGGCGGATGCGGTTGAACTGCCTAAATTGAAACCACCGCCACCACCGCCACCGCTGCTTTCAACCGGGTCTTCTCTAAATGATACGCTATGACCACCACCACCACTTGAGCCACTTGTGCCAATGCCGCTAAAAAACAGGGACTTGCTTGAAGAAGAACTTGGCACCGTGATGTCGCTTAATTCGTTCAATTCGGCTTCCAGCGCATTCAGGTCGCCGATGTCAATGTCTCCGCCGCCGCCGCCGCTCTTACCGCCGCTTTTTAGTTTGTCGTTCATGAGAAATTCAAGACCGCCCCCAAAATTAGAAGACTTGCGCGAATCGCTGGACAAATTCGAAATGTCAATCACCTCTTCCATTTTACAATACAATGCAGTTGATTGTGGTTCCTATTCTTATGTTTAATTTATATCTTTTAAGTTTAAATCATACGCAATATAAATTAAATTGTTGACCCCACAATGTCTGTAAATTTCGAATTTCTCTCTTTGCATCAATCGCATCATTTGAATCATTTGCATAGCCACCTCATTTGCACAGCCACATCATTTGCACAGCCACATCATTTGCACAGCCACATCATTTGCACAGCCACCACATGCCCTGCAAAAAACAGTCGGCCAGGTCATCCTTCTTCTTGTGTTTATCGAACTTCATCGCCATCAATGGCATGTGCGCCGCACTTGCAATCAATGACCGCGTGATTTCAATGCTGCGTTTTTTGCGGTCGGCATAACATCCCTCGTCTTTGTCTTCCCCCGTTGAAAAGGGCTTCAATTTGTTCGTGGCCGATATGAACCGAATGTCCGGAACCCCGCGCATGATGAAGTACTGGGTAATCATGCCCTGCAGCGTTTTCATGCGGGTGGCCAGCGTGCTCAGCTGGTTCTCAATGATGACGACGTCAATGCCGGATGCCAGATGCGGTGTCGCATCAAACCGCTGGTGCATGTTTCGGCCAATGGTGATTAAATCCAACGATGCCGCGGAAACCACCTTCTTCTTCGTGTCGACGGCAACCAGGAACTCGGCCTGCAAAGCAGTGGTTATGTGCTGCAACAACTTAACCTTACTCTTATTACATTTCTCAGGAATGGGAATCGAGAGATATTCAGCAGAAAATGCCTTCAACTCTTCCAGACCCATTTTTTTAATGGATTTTACTGGTATTAATAATGGCATCTTGTATCCCGATGCATTCGCGTGCCTTGTGCAGTAATGGGTTACCAATTCCGGCGAGGAGTGCATGAATTTGGCAGTAAATTTGCATCCAGCACTCGAGCACATGGGCCCTGCCACAACGGGTGCATTGATTGCATCGGCTGCATCGCACAAATTGACGGTGTCCCAGGCCACAATCGAAAGCTGATGCATCATGTGTTCCGGAGTTTTAATTTCTCCGGCGACAGGTTTAAGTGGGTCGTATTCAAACAAACAGTACGCCAGATTCTTCATGCCCACATCAATGCTGAGCATTCTCATTTTTCAATGTTATGATTTTAGGGTTTAGTAAATGCAAACAATGTGGTTGTGTTTAATATGTAATCAACGAATTGTATAAAACCAAAATAAAATAAATTGGGGTAATGTATAAACCATTGCACACACACACAAACACACACACAAACACACACATTCCGCCAATGCATTTAAAAAAAAGAGGCGGGAAATGGTCAATGAAGTACAAACGAAGCATTGATTGCAACGCCCCTCGCGGATTCTCACAACGTCAGTATTGTAAATACGGACGACGCAAAACATCAAAGAAATGAAGGTTCAAATGATGTGTAATAATTTGTTTATTATTCAAACATATTTGGCAGTTTGGAACGAGGTGCATTGCCATATTTTTGTTGTTCAGCCAAATGCTGTCGTGCTGCCGCATCAGCCGCAGCAGCAGCAGCACTTGCTCTCGCCACTCTAACATCTTTATTAAAACCTGATGAAAATATAGCCTCCTCTCTCTCTATATCACGTATTCCATCCATCGAACAAGTTCCCCCGCTGGGCATGATGCGAACATTAGTTGTGTAGTGGGTTGCATGTCTACATTCCGACACCCTAACACATGGAACCATTCCATCAAATCCAAATTTGGTTAGTGATTTAAGTAAACACAGTCTTCTATTGTTGCAACTATAATATTCACCATTGTGATAAACTACTTCTAATGGAAACATGTCTCTAGGAAACCCTAAACGGTGTATCAAAATGTCTAAATCGAACCTATTTTTTTCTGGATTTTTTGTGGAAACGGTATGTATCCAATCTCGCATATTCGGTTGGGATGCATTTGTAAACGTAGGACTAATTGTCTCTTGTGTAAACCCCAAATGATTTACATGCATCGACACATGTGCACCTACTGGAATTTCTGGCAAACCTCCATGTTGGCGACGTGTTTGGCGTTGGCGGCGAAGGCGACGTGTTTGGCGACGGCGTCGTCCATGTTTTGTGTTTTTAGTTTTCATGTTCGTTAGTCGTTGTTATGCATTATGGCAATAATATTTTATGGATTAGAAAATATCATCAATGGATTGCAATTAGATTGCAATTAACTTAATTGGCCGCGGGATATCCCTGCATGAGCAGCTCGTTTTGGGTGATGACGGGGGAAATCATGCGCGCCTGCAGCTGATGGCGAGACAGGTAGTAATTCTTCAGGTCGCTGGTTTCGTAGCCGAAGGGCTGGCTGTTGTCGAGCACGCTGGCAAACACGTAAGGCACGTTAGGCTGCGGTTGCATCGGGTTGCTGGTGTTGTACACGCAGTTGCCGCACTGGTTGCACGCCTCCACCTGGTTTGCCTGCATGATTTGCGTGGCATTGTGTGTCAGATACTGGCGGTACTGAGAGTTGGACTTTACGCCGGCCTGTTCCTTAATGCGCTCGTTGATGACGGCGCCGGGCTGCCAATCGGCATAATTGCGCCCGTCGGCCATGATTGGCGGGAAATTGAAATGGATGTTGTTGGAACCGGCATAGCACGTTCCCCAGCTCATTTTATTTATGCGTAATCTGTGTAATGTATAATATAATGCTTGTATAATAATTATATTATATTATTTGATTATTTGTTTGGAATTGCATTGCATTCCTCATTCATTGCAATTGGGTTCTATCGCGGATTGTGGATTGGGATGGGGGCAGATGATAAACAACATGTGCGCATGATGCGTTCGGTGACGAGGTACGGGTCCAGATTGGCCGCGGGGCGTCGGTCTTCTAAATATCCGTGCCCCTGATTTGCAACGTGTCGGGGAATGCGGATGCTGCGCCCGCGGTCGCTGACTCCCCACGTGCACTCGTGCATGGAGCTGGTTTCGTGCAGTCCCGTCATGCGATGCTCATTGTCTTCGCCATAAACGGACATGTGCTCCGCGTGATTGGCCTGCAGTTTGATGCATGCCGTCTTAATTGCATCCATCGCATCGGTGGACCTTATCGCCTCCATTGTCGCATCGGTGGATTCGGACCTCCTCATTGTCGCCGTGCTAAAATTCGTATGTCCCCCTGACCCGTTCCAGGTGCGCATCGGTTTGGGGTGAAACGTGGCGCAGCATCCGTGCTCTTCGGTGATGCGGTGCAGAATGTAGCGCGCCATCCACAGCTGGTCCGACACTTGGAGTGCGGTCAAGGGGCCAACTTGGAACTCCCACTGCGATGCAGTCACTTCCGCATTGGTGCCGCATATTTCAATGCCGGCATAAAGGCACGCATGCAGGTGCTGGTCTGCGATTTTCCGACCGAAGCAGCGGTCGCCGCCTACACTGCAGTAATACGGGCCCTGGCCTCCACACCCGGGATTGCATTGACTGGCCCACTGATACGGAACTTCCTTTGTGCGTTCAAACAGTATGTATTCTTGCTCAATCCCGAAGAGCGGTTTTTCTGCGGCACACGCGGTCTCGGTTTGCGCGCATCCGACGCGCGCATTTGTGGCATGTGGCGTGCCGTCTTTGTTGTAACAGTCGCAGAGCACTAGCCAGGCTTGAACCATTGCCGAGTTCATGCCCTTGTAAAACGGATTCAGGTAAAGCGCAACGGGGCGAATGAGCACGTCGCTGTCGGTTCCGGTGGCTTGCCCTGTGGACGAGCCGTCAAACGACCACTCCCAACGGCCGGGGTCGGTTATAACACACGAAATGCTTTCCTCCAGTTTTGCCACTCGGGTTTTGCTGCGCAAGCCGCCACCGGCATCGACCCACACGTATTCCAATATGTGCTTTCTCATTTTG